GATAAATATGGAACGGCGCCTTGATATTGACCACGATTATTGTATGAAGACATTCCTTGTGGATAAAATGCAGTAGACATAGTATATAATTGTTAAAGAAAATAAAAAGTCATATATATATAATAAATGTTAGTAAACGTTTTGATTGTATTTTTTCTATTACTAATTCTTTATCAAATATTTTTAGCGTATTTTAATTGTGTTGAAGGATTAGATAATTATCAAAATTATGATTTAAATAATCCAAATAATGCTTTAATTTTAGCTCAACAAAATGCAGGAAATATTACTTTTTTAAAAGGTCGCATAGATGAACTGGCAAATGTAAATAAAGAAGTTTATGACATAAGTCTAAATGTAGCGCAATTAAATTCTCAAATGGAAGAAATAGTAAAACAACAAGCTAGTGCAGCATCAAGTTTAGTGGGGACTACACCTCCACAAGTTTCGGGAACAACTGATCCTGTAGTGCAAACCTAATGCAAATATTAAAAAATGTTTAGTATTTTTAATATTTGCATAGATTAATAACAATTATGTCAAATTTATTTCAAGAAGTTTTATCAGATGCTCAAGGCGTTGAACAACGTTTACTTGGACCAACATATAAATATTACAATCAAATCAAGATGCCATCTGAAATTGGAATGTCTTCTGATGGAAATTTGGGAGCATTGGCGAGAGATGTAGATGGTTTAGTGCAATATGTGGAAGTGTTAGTTACAGGAAATAGTAATGCTTCTAAAACAGGAAGACCTTTAGGAAATAAATTTTTTTTACAAACTGGTGGAAAGTGTATGGCACCAAATAACCAAGAAGTGGATAGATATATTTACGTAAATAACGTACCTGCTGGAAATATTCCTTTTATTAGTAATGGTTTAGGTGTAAATTTTTCTGAATTTAAAGGTTTAATTCCTGGAACTATGAGTGATTTAAACGTATTGAATCCTTTTGCAATTATGCAGTCTTTTATGTCAGGATCTACGCCTCCATGTCAAGAAGTTACATTACAAACAATAGATGTTAATAATAATATATCGCAAGAAACTCATTATGTTACATTGGTAGATTTACAAAATATGGATCCATGCACGCTTCCTGGAAATGTGAATAATTGGGCTAGTCCTGCAAAAAGTTGCAGAGAGACGTTTGAAAATAGAACGCTTACTCCTGCCGATGTTGATTTTCCAAAAGATCCATTAGTTCAAGTTTATTTTGCTGGATTGGCTGCATTAGGCATTTATACTTTATCAAAATTAATGGACAAGTAAAAAATATATAAATGTAATTTTATATATTTTATACTATGATTTAAAGAAGACCTCTAAATTTTCTAGAGCCTCCATTTTTGCCCCAATTTTTTCGGGTTTTACCTCCCACCCAATTATGAGGCATAGCTGTAGGATAACCAGAAATAGGAGTTGTATTCATAGTAAATTTATCATTGTATGTGTTGAAAGCTCTTACAACGCTTCCACCGCGCTTAGTTTTGCGAGTTCTGAATCTATGCTTGCGTTTACCTCCAACAATTGGTCCAGCCGAAGGAGCAGAAGGTTTTCCTAAATTACTAAACCAGTTGCTAACACTTGCAAATCCAGAAGAAATTCCTTGTTTTGCTTTTTGGGCGTATTGAGAAGCGGTGCTGGAAGCAGATTGAGCATATTGAGAAGCGTTATTTGATGCAGACTGAGCATATTGCGAAGCAGTATTTGAAGCGTTTTGAGCATATTGAGAAGCAGTATCAACCATTCCCTGTCCTCCGCGTCTTTTTTTATGAGTTCTTGATCTTGGCATTTATATTATATTAAAAGAAATTATAATATGAACGTACTATTTACATAAATTTAAATTAATTGTGCTAATTTCATGCCTGCAAGACCACCTAAAATTTCGGCAATAATGTAGGGAACAACATCATTGTTACCAATTTTGCCAGATGCTAAAAGTGTAATAGCTACAGCAGGATTAAACGCACCTCCGGAAATTTTTCCTCCTAAAAGAACGGCAATTGCTAACGCAGCACCAATTGCTAAATAGTTTCCTGTGGCAAAAATAATAAAACAAAGCAACGCTGTTCCTAAAAATTCAACTAAATACTTGTTAAGCATTTTATATATTTAATTGATAAAAAAAATTTAATAAGTGGGTCTTCCTCCGCCAAGTGCGCCCCATGCGCAAGTGGCACCATTTGTTAAACTTGTATTGTAAATTGATCCCTTCTTTTTAGGTGCCGTGCATCCTCCAGATCGAGCTCTTTGCAAAGAACTTCTAACTCCACTAGGATAATAATTTTTAGTTGTAATTGGTGCAGCTAAAGGAAGGCCAACTTTATATGCGCTTTTTCCAACAGCATTACTTTTCACAATATTAACATACATGGAAGATTGAATTGGTGCAATGTAATTCATATGAGTACTTGTTTGATGTTGATGATTTGTTGAATAATCTTGAAAAGAAGATGGTGTTGATAATTTACCTAATGCTCGTTGCAGTGCTAGTTGGTGTTGAGATAAAGCTTGGGCTCTAACATATTGATGTCTTGCATTAGTATTATCGGCAGCATAAGGAGGGGATTGGTAAGGGTAAAATTGTTGAGGAGTGGGACGTTGACCATTTAAGGTGCCCAAATTATGAACACCTGAAACAGGAGGGTATTGATTGGTACTTAATGGTCCATAAACAGGGGTTACTACTATGTCATCAAATTGAGTCATTTTATATTATACAAATATAAAAGAAAATGCACTTCTAAATTAATTGTTCACATCGAATTAAATGTTAAAATTGTTGGCCGCCAAATATATTAGGACTGCTCATCCAAACTAAAAGCATTATAAAACCTCCCAAAAATGCTAACAAGAATAATAATAAAAACATAATGTAAGCAACGTCGCAAACTTTCGTTAACTTTCTCATAAATTCACTTTGTTCAGAATCATTATTATTTATTGGTAGTTCTATTTTTGGATCCACAACTTCTTCTCCTCTTACTTCAAGTCTTATTTCATCAAATACTTCATTTGCAACGGGAACTAATGTTTGCACAATTTCTACGTGCAAAGGATTCATCATTTTTTGTTTAATTATTTGTTTTTACTTGCATTCAATTTTTATGGTTTTTAAATAAAAGTTACGTTTTATAATTTGAATCTTATTTTCTTTAAGTTGATTCAAATTATATTTTTAATCGGGTGTTAAGTTTGTTCAAAAAACATTTAATATCTACGAATTGCTCGAATAGCGCTTTGACTGGCATTGCCATAATCTCCGCCATTTGTTACTGCGTTGTAATTCTTTCCAACGGCCTTTTGCTTTAAATATGTAACATAGTCAGAACTATCGTATACATATTTATTGTTACATGTACCAGCGGGAACTCCAGAATTATCGCATCCACTTTGAATGGCCCCAAAATGTGTTCTTAATCCTCTTAAGTTAGGGCGACTTTGGAATGTTTGGCATGGGCCTCCGCAACTATAATAAATCCATTCTCTTGCTAGAACGTCTCCGGCATTATTAACAGCGCGAAAAGGTGTAATAACTCTCTTCAACTTTTTTCTGTTTAACTGACTTTGGTAAGAATTATTCCAAGCATTTCTTAAAGTAAAACGAGTTTGGGCAAATTGATCGTTATTATCTGTGTCATTGAGACCTTGAGCAACAAAACCAGGTATACCTCCACCTAAAACTGCACGGGCACCTGGTTTTCTTTGCGCTGTATTTACAATGTTTGAATAACTACCATTAATAGCACTAGTATATCCTATCGAAGTTGACATATATATTATACTCCTATAAAATAAAACTCTAGCTAAATAAATATACTTCTACAACTTTTTAAAAGTTGTGCAAACAAAAAAATAGTATAACAAAATTTTTTAATACTTTGTTATAATATATAATGATCTCTCTTTTAATCTCTGCAGTTTTGTTTGTATGCATTGACGCCATATATTTGAATTTAATGAAAGGATATTTTAACAATCAAGTTAAACAAGTTCAAGGTTCTCCAATACAATTAAATTTAGTTGGTGCGTTTTTAACCTACATCTTTTTAATTTATGGTTTGAATTATTTTATTATTAGTAAAAATAGAAGCGTTAGTGATGCGTTCTTGCTTGGAATTGTAATTTATGCTGTCTATGAATTTACGAATCTCTCTTTATTAAAGAATTGGCACGTTCTAACTACTATTCTTGATACTACTTGGGGTGGAATATTATTTGCGCTAACAACATTTTTGGTTTACAAAATTAAATCTATCTTTCCAAAAATCCACTTTTAGAAAAAGATTTTTTGCTACACTTTTTCTTTTATTTGCACAACTTTTTTAAAGTTGTATTAGGGTTCCATATAAAGCATATAGGGATAGAAATACAAAGAAACTACCAAGGTTATTATGTTCATATTAGTATCTAATGTTGCCATGTATGAACTAAATAAACAAGCAGCAATCATCATAACACTATCTCCAACAATAGCATGCCATCCTATCTCTCTAGCATATTTTTTGAAAAAGTCTAAAATATAGCTGTATCCTACTGGAGTATTCTTAAATAATAAGTAAAACAAAAAGTCGTGCACAATTTGTATAGATACGGCTAAACCAGTAAATTTCCATATTGAAAAATCTGTAAAGATAAATCTATAAAAAAATCTAGCAATAATAATACCAATTACTAAAATAAGAACATCTGCCAATGCAGCTGAGAGTGAAAATTTCTTGTACCATAATTTTAAGTAATTGGATTTAAACACAATATTATGAAACAAAAAGAAAAGAATGAATAAGTCCGCACTAATACATCCATTCAATATTGGTAAATAGTCTTTAGTGTAACCAAAATTAGAAATATCCGCAAAATATTTTGACATTGTTATATAATACTTTTAGAAAAATTATTATCCATACATTTGTCTCATTTCACTATATGTCATTCTGCGTCCAGTTTTTTTTTGAAATTCTTTGTCACCTTCACCCATTATTTCCATTAATTTTTGACCAAACTCCGGACTTATAGCAGCATCCTTAGATTCATCTATTACACCTAAACTCTCCATGGTTTTATTTTGAATAATATTTTTAATTTTTGTGCCATCTGAACCCTTCATAAGTTCTAGTGCCTTTTTTTCAGTTGATGCTTCAATCTCCTTCATAATTTGTTCTAATGACTCTTTGGGTATCTTTTCCATAATCTAGTATATAGATTATTATCTTTATATGCTTTCTTTTCAATTTATTCAGAATTGTTAAATATTTTTAACAGCTTTAGCTTCCAGTCAGTATCAATATTATGAATGTGTTTATTGAAAATATTTCCTAAGGGCACCCAGAAACTTGACGAACGCAACGCTTCGGGAGCTTGATTCCATAAATTTTTTTCAAATTCTTTTATATCACAAATAAGATTCTTTTCCGTTTCAGGAATAACGGCCAAAAGTTGGGGAATAATATCCGATACAGATCGTGGGTTTTCACACTCCATGTTTATTGTAAAAAAATATATTTATACCTTTTTACAATCAATTTTTTTAATTTCTAAAATTATATTATGAGAACAATTAAAAAAAAATATCAAAAAAAATCAAAAACACAAAAAAGATTTTTATTTAATCCTGATAATCCTAAAAAATCATTTGATGTTTACATAGATAAAAATCCTAATGACACGATTCCTATTAAATATACTACTTTGCAAGATGTTAAGGATACAATTCTAAAACTTGAAAAATTGTATAAAAGTAAAAAATATACACACAAACGTATATGGCAAGTAGGTATGATTATGAAAGTTCGTTTAAATGTATTGAAAAATAAAAAACTAGAACAATATAATTTATCTAATAAATATTTCAAATTTTTAGGTAATCGAACAAAATTAGATGAAAATGAACGTTACAAATCTGTATTTAAATTTTAATGGTCTGTCATAACTCTTGGCGAAATATTCATTGTTGTTAACTCTTGGAACAATAACTTGCATGCATAAGGAATTTCAACATATGCAAAATCAGATCTATTGTCGCATGTTCTGCAATGATGAATGTGCATCTCATCGTTATATGATGCAATAAGACCACACTTTTTACAAACATGAACTTGATATTTATCTGATGAATCATACATACGACCACGGGTAAATCTTGATGCGCCGTGTGAAATCATACAATCGCGTTCCATCTCACCAAAACGCAAACCACCATCCCTCGACCTACCTTCAGCAGGTTGACGCGTCAGATTCACCATTGGACCAATAGAACGACTATGGGCCTTATCATTTACCATGTGCTTCAATCTTTGATAAAACACGGGTCCCATAAAAATACTGCATTCAAGTTGCTCGCCAGTAAGACCATTATACATCAATTCATTTCCATTTGACTCATAACCAACTTTTTGCAACTCTTTGCAAATGTCGCCAACTTCAAAATTTCCAAATGATGTTCCATCACCAAATAAACCTAACGATACAAGAGTTTTTCCTAATACAGTTTCCTTCAATTGCCCAATTGTCATACGAGAAGGAATTGCATGAGGATTAATGATAATATCGGGTTTGACACCAAATTTAGTATATGGCATATCTTCTTCTTGAATAATATTTCCAATAGTACCCTTTTGCCCATGACGACTTGAAAATTTGTCTCCAATCACCGGTTTTCTAATGGTTCGGAGTCTTACTTTTGCAAAATTATATCCATCCCCATTTCTATCAATGTAATTTTTATCAACGTACGTCTCCTCTGTTGTTCTAAAAATCTTGCTTTGATCTTCAAACTTTATCACTTTTGTGTGATCATTTCTGTTTTCCTTGATTGGTGTTACTTTTGAAATGATAATATCTCTGTTTTCAACCAAAGTGTTTTCTGGAATAACTCCCTTATTATTTACTTTGCTATAGTTTCCAAATTTCATTCCCTTGGTTTTGCTTGCATCCGGTTTGCAACGAATTTCTTCGTCGCCATTAATTTTTTGTTTATCCTCATCTTTTTCAGTATGATAAATTGTAGCAACAAACAGGCCGCGATCAAGCGAACCTTTATTAAATAATAAGGAATCTTCTTGATTGTATCCCGTATGCGTCATAATTGCAACAATTACATTCGTTCCTGAAGGAATCTCGTTGAGTTTAATAAGATTCATTGTTCTGGTATCAACTAATGGTCTCGTAGGATAATTCAACACATATGCAGTTTTATCCATACGATTTTCATAATTTGTAACATAAACTCCCATTGCTTGTTTTGACTGAGCACATTGATAACAATTTCTAGGAGATTGGTTGTGTTCTGGAAAAGGAATGCAAGATGCCAAAATTCCAAAAATTGTGCTAGGATGAATTTCGCAATGAGTATATTTATATATCTCATCAGTTTGTTTTTTAAGATCGGCTGGAGCTACCGATATCAATGACCAACTCTGTTCTTCGGGATCAATGTACTCAAGTACTGACTCATTAATAGTGCAATCAGTAAATAACTGATCCCAATTCAATTTGTTCTCCTTTAATCCTTTAATGATGGTATTAGTTAACAAAATGTTATTATTCTTTACTTTCAATAGTGGCCTAGAAATTCTACCAGCATCATTGCAAACGCGAATTTCTTTCATTTTGTAATCAAACACAATTGATGTATAAATATTAATAATGCCTTTGTATTTTTTATCTTTTAACATGGTGTATAATTCTACAGGATTTTCTGAAATTCCAACCCAAGCACCATTAATAAACACTTTTATCTTGTCAAACATATCCTTGGCTTCTAACTCTTGAATGTCTATAACATGCGGCATAATGTATTCATGCAGCGGAGTAGAATTGGAATGAATTGTTACGTGTGTCATATAACTCAAATTCTTTACAATACCAACTGATTGACCTTCTGGCGTTTCGGCCGGACACAAAAACCCCCAACAAGTGTTATGCAACTTACGAGGAGGAATAAGCTTGCCACTTTTATCTGTTGGAGTTGATATTCTTCGTGCATGACTCAAACTAGAAACATAAGTCAAACGATTTAGAACTTGTGCAACACCAACCTTATTACTATTCGTGTGTTTAATTCCAAAGTCTCCTGTGGCTAGAGCTCGTTTGATACCATTTTCAATTGTTGTTGACTTAATAATCTTGTAAATATTTGTTAAATTAATAATATTTTCATACGAATCCGTAGACTTCCACGAACCACCATTTATTTCACGAATAACTTGCTTCTCCATATCTTTTACCAACTTGTTGAAATAATTACGAAACAAATTGTTCAAAAGAGTTCCGGTTAAATCGACGCGCTTATTAATATACGAATCGCGATCATCACCTTTTACCCATTCAAAATTTGCTTGAAATAATTTATTCGCCATATATCCTAAGAAGTAAATCTTTTGCGTTGCGTTGTGACAATGCGGGAACAAATCATTGCTAAGAATGTCAAGCGTAAACTCATACTTCTTTTTGGCTCCTGTCTCTTTATCCATGTTGATTGGCGTATACATAACATAAGTTGTAATGTACTTGATTGCTTCTTGTTGAGTCATAATTTTATTTGAGTCAATAATTGAACCTTGCAATGCATCCAACATGATTTTGTATTTTTCGTTTTCAATATCCAAAAGGATCTTTTCGCAAATATCTTTGTCTGAAATTACTCCAAGGGCTCGGAAAACAACAAATAATGGGATTGGTTGTTTCACTCTTGGGATTTGCAAAACAATAGGATAACCAAAACCATTATTCTTTGAACTAAGCATCATATTGATTTGCTTTGGTGAAATACATTTGAAATCAGGTACAGATTTTATTTCAGCACTCCAAGAGTATTTGGTTTGATTTTTTGAAACATTGAAACAATAGACTCTGTTTTCAGCGGCTCTTTCTTGTCCCAATACAGTTTTCTCAGATCCGTTAATAATAAAATATCCACCAGCATCATATTTGCATTCACCTGTATGCACATTTTCAACGTGTTTATACTGATTCAAAACGCAAATACTTGACTTTAACATAATTGGAAGTTTTCCAATGTGAATTTTTGGGAGCGTCTTGTATATGGTTTGAGCATTTTCTAAATTTTCTCCATTGCGAATAACATACTTAATGTTAATATCAATTGTCATAGCAGAAGCGTATGTGAAATTTCTCAAACGTGCTTCCTGTGGAAACATTAGTTTAATTGCCCCATTATTTTCATGAATTTGAGGCCGGTAAATATGAAAATTCTCAAATGTAATAAATATTTCTAGTGCATATTTTCCTGACTTTGCATCATAATCTTGCTCAGAAGCAATATGCACTGGATTAAACATTTCTATAGTTTTTATAATCTGATAT